ATGTGGCTCGATCAGGTATATGACGATAAGGACCTGACGATTGCCGTGCGGGATATAGCTTTCCGCCTCAGTCGCTATTTCAATCGCAAGCGCTTCAATGATGTTGGCATTCTGAACGCTTGGCCGTCCTATGAGCTTCTCGCAAGCGAAACGGGCGTGACGGTCAAAACCGTCTATCGTGCTATCTCGCGGCTTCGCGAGCGTAAGCACATCGAAACGACCGAAGGCCGTGGACGCTCCCGCACTTTGCAGTATCACGCCAAAATCAAGCCGGTCGCGGTAGCCAATGCTGTTGAAAGCTCTGTTTCACGACCTGATAAAACTAGACATGAGAGTCCAGTTATTGACGGAAAACCGGACATTTGTGTCCCTAAAACTGGACATTTGGAAACCGTAAAACCGGACACCAATGTCCTACAAACCTCTTTGAAGAAATCTTCGAATAAATCTTCGAGCGAGCCGCGAGCAAAGGACCCGGCATTCGAGCCGTTCAAGGCTGGCTGGTCGCTGATCGTATTCGATGGGCTTTCGAAAGGTCCGGGACCACTGCCGCGACCGGGAAGCGCTCTGATGCGCAAGCTGATCGAGGTTGAGAAGCGGTCTGACATGATCCTCGACCATCAGGCTAAACACGGCTGGCCTGACCTCAATCGACTGTTCGAACGTCCGACTGTGCTTGATCCCTCGGCGCTTGCCCCCGGCGTCGGCAAGATGGCTCTGGAGATGGAGCCTGTCACGGCGGGTAGCGCCCTATGGCCTGATTGGCGGCGCGAGTTTGAGCGTCGGGGCTGGCCGTTCCCACGCGATGCCAAGGCCATGGCTTTCCCAAGGGGTGGCCCCCGTATGCTCGATGCATTCATGGCAGCACTCGCTGCGCGACAGGCAGGAAGTGCAAACGTGATGACGATCACTGCAAAGGCTGTGTGACATGGCTGACTGGCCGTACAATACCGCTGCATGGCAGCGCCTGCGCTCTGCGAAGCTGCGCGAGAAACCACTATGCGAGCCATGCGAGGCACGCGGGCAGATTGCGCAACACGGTTGACCACATCGTGGCGATAGCCAGCGGCGGCGATCCATTCCCGGCATTGAGCGGTCTCATGTCGATGTGCGCACGATGCCACAACGAAAAGACCTCGGCCTTTGATCGCGGGACGCCAAAGCCTTTCGCTCGACGCGTGAAAGGAATCGATCTGAACGGCAATCCAGTCGATCCAGCAGACGGTTGGCATACGGGAGGGGGCATTCAATCACCAGAACCAACGGGGGCAAGGACCGTTGGGGGCATCGGAAAATACTTAGTTTCACAGGGTCAAGTTATTGATCCAGATGATGATTTGGGGTTTGCGTAATGGCGATCAGAGGCATAGGCGCGAAGCCTCTTTCAGAGCGTGGCAAGCTCGACGAACGTCCGGTCAAGCCATGGGAAGAACCGGGGCTGACCCGCGCTGGCCGCGTCATCGCCTTTCTGGAAGATTTGCCGATCACGGCGGGCAAGCTGGCCGGGACAAAAATGCAGCTTCGCCCATGGCAGCGGGATTTTATCGAAGATGTGTACGCAGAAGACGGGGAAGGCCATAGGCCGGTGCGTACGGCGGTTCTGTCGATGGCGCGCAAGAACGGCAAAACGCAGCTTGCGGCTGGCTTGGCGCTCTGTCACCTGATGGGACCGGAAGCCGAACCGCGTGGCGAAGTCTATTCGGCGGCGCTGACCCGCGATCAGGCGGCGAAGCTGTTTCAGGAAATGGTTGCTATCCTGCAAGCGCACCCGGAATTGGATGATCGGGCAAATATCATCCGTTTCAACAAGCAAATTGAAGTCCTGTTCGGTGACGGCGCTGGCTCGATCTATGCCGCCTTGTCGGCGGACGCTGGCTCGAAAATGGGCCTCTCGCCATCATTCGTCGTCTATGACGAACTTGGCAGCGCGCCGAACCGTGATCTGTTTGATGCGCTCGACACGGCGACCGGGGCGCGTGACAACCCGCTTATGGTCTGTATTTCGACGCAAGCCGCCGCCGATCATCATGTATTCTCGGAACTGATCGACTACGGCCAGAAAGTCCAGGCAGGCGATATTGAGGATCCAAGCTTTCATCTGACGCTCTATGCTGCGCCGCAGGATGCGGATCCATGGAGCCGCGAGGCATGGCTTGCGGCCAATCCAGCACTTGGTGACTTCCGCTCGCTCGATGACGTGCAGCGTCAGGCGGCGCAGGCGCGGCTTGTGCCGTCGAAGGAAAGCGCCTTTCGAAACCTGATCCTCAATCAGCGTGTTTCCGCCGTCTCGCGGTTCATCCACAAAGCCGAATGGGACCGCTGCAGGGAAGTGCCTGACCTCAAGGCGCTGGAAGGCCGCGAATGCTATGGCGGGCTTGATTTGTCCGGCTCCCGCGACCTGACTGCCTTTGTGCTGGCGTTTCCGTCCGATGATCGCAGCTTTGATGTTCTGTGTCAGTTTTTCATGCCGGAGGCGAACATTGTTGAGCGTTCGAATGAGGATCGCGTTCCGTATGATCTTTGGGCGCGTCAGGGCTTTATAACGCTCATTCCCGGTTCAACGATCGATCCCAGTTTTGTTGCGCAATACATCATGCAGGCGACACAGAAATATGCCGTGCAGGCCGTCGCCTATGACCGCTGGCGCATTGAGGATTTAAAGCGTGAGCTTGGCCTGTTCGGCGGCGACGTGCCGCTTGAGCCGTTCGGCCAAGGTTTCAAGGATATGTCGCCAGCCGTCGATACGCTGGAACGCCATGTTGCCGAAAAGCTTTTGCGCCATGGCAGTAACCCGGTGCTGAACATGTGTGCGGCCAATGGCGTTGTGACACGCGATCCGGCAGGCTCCCGCAAGCTCGACAAGAGCAAGGCGACAGGGCGCATTGACGGCCTTGTGGCGCTGGCTATGGCGCTCCAGATAGCGGGCCGGTTCGAGCCGGAAGCCATGCCCGCCTGTTTGCTCGAATTGATGGAGGATTGAATTTGTGCGTCATGTCACAGAAATATCAGGATATAACCGCGGTGGCCATCCACCTGAAATGATCTCGAACCCCAAGCTAGACTGTTTCTTCGCCTTCTGAAGCTCATCCGTCAGAATTGAGCTTCTCCGGAGTTTTTCCCGGTCAAAAGTTGTGCTAAATGAGGTGTCCTTAAAATAACTGTTAAGGCATAATGCTAGTTCACCCGATATTGAAATTGCCATTTCGCTATCTTCGATTAGAAATTCTGTGATTTGCAATGCAAGGTCTTGGCATTCTGCCGCAAAAGGAGCCACCCTTTTAAAATCGTCCATGGTGAGTTCTGTTATACCAACCAAACCATTCATTTTAGCTGGCATCATTTCTTTAATTTGGCTCCTTAACTGATTGTATGTTTTGATTGCATCCGTCATTGATATTATCCGCGAATGGAATCTTATCAATTCGTTGGCGACATCCGGTCTTTTCGCTGCGAATAAAAGGCTTAACTCATCTGTTTGAAATGGCGGTAATGCGGGCGGGAGTCCCGTTATAGGTGTAATTTTTTGCCATGTAGCGAGATCGGAATAGCCGTCGTTCTCAGCTTGAGTTAACGAATCTGCCACACGGTTTCTCAAGTCAAGACACAAATTTGAAGCGCTCTGTAAGCGTACAAGGGCACTCAAAGCGCTTGTTTTTTCCGCTGTTCTTTTGCTTTTCTCTTCTTTCGCAATGTCACGGTTGACAGTTGACCTATGAAGATACCACGAAAATCCCGCTGATATGAATGCACCGAGCACTGCACCCCCTAATCCTGAAAGAAGTGCAGTGGTGTCATTACTTACGATGTTGACTAGAATAGTCGGGTCAATTGATGAAATTGAGCCTGGGCTTTTGGGAAGCATCCGATTTAGGGCCTTTTCTTTAATCGTACGCCGGGGCCTTCGCCATTCTCGGCAACAAATATTATACCGGCGCGTTCGAGTGCAGTTCCGATAGCCAATACTGTTTCGTCTTTCAATTTTTCGCCGCGCTCAAGACGAGCAATTGTATCGGGGGACACTCCAGCCAACTTAGCTAGGTCTCGTACTCCAAGCCCTAGCGCGGCGCGGGCCATTCGGCATTGTAGATCGATCATTTTCGGAACACCGTTACGATTTTGATTGACATCGAGTCGATTTATAATAATCGTATCAGTGTTACGATTTTCTATCAATCGAGGAACTAATGCCGAAATCATCAATTCCGGCTAACGCCGAAGGTTTGTCTAAATTATCTCGTCGCTCGATCCTTGTTGGAGGGGCGTCAGCTTGTGTTTCAGCGGTTGCTGTCGGAGCATCAACGACTGCTGAACCCGAAATGACCGCTCTGGAGCGCGTCGATCATCTGCTGGCAGAGTTGAAAGCGGCTGTCGAGAAAGCCAATCCAAGGGTCAGGCTTTCGCATTCCGGCAATTTTCTCAACAATCCAAATTCTCCGCTTCCCGTCCTTATTATCTTTGAATGGGTAACCGGGAAATATGAAGGCGACGGCCTGTATTTTTATGCGCTCGGCGGCAGAAAGAAGCTTTGCGAAGTCGCGCTTCTTGATCACCAGATTGACGGCGAGCGGGGCTTCTCCGTAATTCCCGTGTCTGAGGACGATCCCAAAAAATGGCTGAGGCTACCGGAAAGCCGATTGGAAACGTTCATCGGACAAAAAACCTCGGATGAAACATTTTCGTCGGGTCTCCACGTAAATTAACATTCTTCATTATGTGTAAAACCCGAAATGAATTGACAGTACGTCAATTTCGGGTTAAACGCATAATGAAAGGTGATTTATGGCTAAACTTCCCGCACTCATTGAAAAACTCGCGAGATTTGATCCACGCGGCGTTTCAGCCGTCGAAAACCTATCGCGGGAAATGCGACGGGAAGGCCTGATTACATCAGGGAAACGTGGCGTTGGAGCGCCTGAAATGACCAGTTCGGACGTAACCAATTTGTTGTTCGCTATGGTTGCTCGCCAGTCAAAGGACGCGCCCGCCGCCGTAAAAGCTTTGAGGGAAGCGACCATGGTAGCCACATGGGAAGAGGTGGAAAGTGGTATTGTTGACCAGTTTTGGGATTCCCTTTCCATCAAGGACCGAATTTATGACGGTGACGGGATGTGTCGAGCGGGCACTGTTGTTGACGTCATTATTGATGAATTCATTGAAGATGGCGCAATAGGTGTGGGTGAAGATTTCGAGATTGACGTCAGTCTTGAAATCCATGACCCCGCCACCGGCAATGGTGAAGTGCAAATTTACTTCCGGCGCGGACGGCAAGACGAAAAGATGTATCGGTTTAATGCTGATCATTTAGGCGGATTGTCTTTTGGCATACAGCAAGCCGCGATCATCCCATCCGAGGTAATCCACCAACTCGCAGACACGTTGCGTAAGGAGGATTGATCCAGTTTCCCGCGCCGTCAAACTGAGGCTCCCGCCAGCGAGCCAAAAACGGAAAGCGCCTTTCTGGTGGCGCGGGATGTCCTTCTTGGACCAGTCAAAGGGCGCAAGCTGGCTATAGTTTCCTGCCGATCCCGGCAAGCATGTGAAGACCAAAACCAACGCATACCCTGTTTGACTTCCTCCGGACGGCTTCACAACCACACGGAGTTACCTATGAAAAAGCTAATCGAACTGCGCGAAAAGCGAGCCGCAAAGATCGCTGAAATGCGCACTCTCCATGCAAAGGACAAGCTGGAGAGCAATGAAGAACAGCGTTTTACCGCGCTGGAAGCCGAAGTTACCGAAATAGACGGCCAGATTGCCCGCGAAGAACGCATGTCTGCTTTCGAGCGGGAAGAACAGCGCGGCGAGAACGTGCATGGCGGCGAATTTGACCGTGAGTTGCGCAATTATTCGCTGGCGTCTGCTGTTAGTGGCGCGCTCTCCGGTCGCCTGACAGGCCGCGAAGCTGAAATCGATCAGGAATTGAAGCGCGGGCGTGAAAGCCGTTCTGGTACTTCCGGCATTCATCTGGCCGTGCCTTCCGAAGTGCTTCTCGGTGGCCGCGAGCAACGCAGTCAAACTGTCGGTACGCCTGCCGCTGGCGGCTATACCGTCGCAACGCAGCTTGGCGCGCTCGCTGATCGTTTCCGCCCTGCATTGAAGGTGGAAGGCATGGGCGCAACCGTGTTGCGTGGCCTCTCGGGCTTCCTTGATCTGCCGAACCTGCTTTCCAGTGGTACGGCTACATGGGTTGCGGAAAATGGCAACGCGGAGCGTTCCGCTGCGACCTTCGGCAAGGTTTCCATGGCGCCTCATACCGTGACCGGCGAATATCGCCTTTCGCGCCGTCTTATGCTCCAGTCGAATGAAGCCATTGAAGATGTGCTTCGCCGCGATCTGGGCTATCTGCTCGCGCAGGGCCTCGACCTAGCTGCAATCAACGGCTCGGGCACCGCTCCCGAACCGCTCGGCATTCTCGGCACGGCTGGCGTTGCGAAAGTAACGACAGAAGCGGCGTTTTCCGACACCACAGCCAATCTGATAGCCGAACTGGAACTGGATGACGTGACAGGCACGGCGGCATTCCTCACCAATCCTACGGTGATGAAGGGCGTCCGCAAGACCAAGGATGCAGACGGCAATGTCATTCCCGCTGCCGAACTGTTCCACAATGGCCGTGTGGAAGTTAGCACTCAGGTTCCCGCCAATATCGGTGACGCCGATGACAAGTCTGCCCTGATCTATGGTCAGTGGGGCGAACTCTATCTCGGCTACTGGAGTGCCGTTGATATTCTGATCAATCCGTATCACCCGGATGTGGCTTCGAACGGTGGCGCGCTTCTGCATGCCTTCCTTGATGCCGATGTGGCGGTACGTCATCCGCAGGCGTTCGCTTACGCTGAAATTTAATCTCTGGTTCCTGCCCCGGCGCAAGCCGGGGACGGGACTTTCTGCTTTCGGGAACTGCCTTGATGACAAGTTTTGAAAAACGCGGCTTTGCCGCTGAAATCCGCACCAAAGGCCGTCGCCTCGAAGGCTATGCCGCGACCTTTGGCAATCCTGCCAATATTGGTGGACGATTTAACGAAACCATAGCGCCGGGGGCATTCTCCGGCTCGATCCGTTCCCGCGCCGATGTGCTGGCGCTTGTCGATCACGATCCGGGCCGGGTTCTGGCACGTACCCGTTCGGGAACGCTGCGCCTGTCCGAAGACAGCCGGGGTCTCGCCTTCGATCTCGACTTGCCGGATACACAGGCGGGCCGTGACGTACTGGCATTGGCCGAACGCGGCGACCTTGGCGGCATGTCGTTCGGTTTCACGGCGCTGGATGAACAGCGCGACGGCGACCGGCGCGAGCTGCGGGCGGTTGATCTGCATGAAATCAGCGTTGTGCTTGCTTGGCCGGCCTATGATGGCACCACCATTCAAGCGCGCTCCCTTTCTATCGCTTCGCCTTTTCGCTCCTATGCGGAACGGGCCTTGCGCCTTCTGGAGTTGTCGAAATGAGCTTGCTTGACCGTATCCTTGGGCGTGAAACGCGCTCTGCCGTCAAGTCTGACGATCCATATCTTGCTGAATGGTTTGGCATGCGCGGCGGGATTGGCGGCTATGTCGATCCGAATCGGGCCAGCGGCATTGCTGTGGCGCATGCCTGCATTGCTATCGTGTCGCAGAACCTTGCCGCCATGCCGCTCAATCTCTATCGCCGTAGCGAAAACGGCGGACGCGAGCGGGCAACCGATCATCCGCTTTATTCCGCGCTCCACGACATGCCAAACGCCACCATGACGGCCTTCGAAGTCCGGGAAGCGCTGATTGCTTCCCTGATGGTGGCAGGCAATGCCTTTGCGCGTCTCGACTGGAACGGACGCGGACAGGTGACAGGCCTGCATCCGCTCGATCCCGGCAAGGTTGGTGTTGAGAAGCTGGAAAGTGGGCGGCTTCGCTATCGCGTCTCGACCAATAGCGGGGTGCGGGTTTATCTGCAGGAAGAAGTCCTGCATCTGCGCTATCGTCTCGGCCGGGATGGCGTCATGGGCTTGTCACCTGTCCAGATTGCCCGCGAGACATTCAATCTCGCACTGACGCAACAGGAAACCGCAGGCAAACAGGCGTCGAAAAGCTTCCTGCCGGAAGGCGCTTTGATCTTCCCCAACAAGATATCGATGGAACAGCGCGACAATGTGCTGGAGAAGATGGAGCGTAAGGTCAATTCCGATCTGGCAACGCGGGGCATTCTCGTTCTAGATGGTGGCACCGACTGGAAATCCTTTTCGTTCTCGTCAAAAGATGCGGAGTTTCTGGACAGCCGCAAGCTGACCAATCTGGATATCTGCCGTATCTGGGGCGTTCCGCCGACTGTGGCGGGTATTACCGACAATGCCACCTATTCCAACAGCGATCAGGAAAGCCGCGCCCTTGTGGTGCGTTGTCTGGCACCGATGGCAAAACGCATTGAGCAAGCCATGAATGCAGCGCTGCTGACCACGGAAAGCCGCAAGTCGCTGTTTATTGAGCATGACCTTGCTGGCCTTCTACGCGGCGATATGAAGGCGCGCTATGACGCCTATGCGGTCGGTCGCAACGGCGGATGGCTCAATGTCAATGAAATTCGTGGCTGGGAGAACATGCCGAAAATCGACGGCGGCGACGAATTCTTATCGCCGCTCAATATGACCACCATCAAGGATCGGCCCGATCCTGACAATAAGGGGAGCGGAGAGTGATGGCGAAGACGTTTGCAGTTACCAAGGATATTGTCGCCGTCCCTCGCATCCAGTTGGGCGACCGTCCGCCTTCGTATCTGAGCAAAACACGGTTGGCGACGGAACTGGATATCAGTGAAACGACCGTTGACGATTATGTTCGTCGCGGCCTCCTGCCGAAACCTGTCAGGCTCGGCGGCTCAGTCCGTTGGAGTTGGATACAGGTACAAGCTTTGCTTGAGGCTCATGCCCCTACTGCCCAGTCAGGCGATGCCTTTATGGAGCGTGTGAACAATGTCCCGCAAAACTCGTAAACCGGCCACCGTTTCACTGCCGAAGGGCGTTCATCGTGTTGTTTCTCGTGGCCGGGAATATTTTTATTATCAGACTGGCCGGGGCACAAATCATGTCGGAGAGCGAATCAAGCTTCCGAACGATCCGCATTCGCCGGAGTTTTGGCAGGCAGTCAGACAGGCGCAGGGTATCAATGGCCCGGTCGTTGACGGCACTATAGGCGCATTGATTGATGCTTATCAGGAAGCTTGGCCGGGGCTTCCACGTAAGTTGGCCGATAGCACCTTAGATCAATATCGGCGGCAATTGCGGATTGTGCGCAAGGTCTGGGGCGATCTGCAAGCTGATGCCCTCAGGCCGTCTCATGTACAGGCGCTTATAGAGAAGATCGGTGCGAAAACGCCGGGGGCAGCTAACAATTTGCTCGATGCTTTGCGCGCTATGTGTCGTTGGGCGAGTGGGCCGCGTGAACTGTTGAGCCGGGATCCAACGCAAGGCGTTACCCACTTCCAGCAAGGTGAGGGGCATAAACCGTGGACGCCTGAACAACTTGCTTTCGCGGACGAGAACTTCACCGGAATGCTGCGACGCGCCTATATGCTGGCGCGATATACCGGGCAGCGAATAAGCGACGTTGTAAGGCTCGGTTGGACCGATATTGATGATGGAGGTTTTAGCCTTCCACAGAAAAAGACCGGCGTTCGACCATGGTGTCCAATTTTCCCGGAACTTGAAGCGGAAATGGCGAAATGGGAGAAAAGACCCGGTCCATTTCTCTATCAGGAGAACGGTAAGCCTTTCACCACAAATCTCATGTGGAAGTGGCTGAAAGACGCCCGAAAAGATGAACCAAAAATCCAAGAGGCTGTTTGGCACGGCCTGCGCGCCAATGCCGTCATCCGGCTGCGCCAGCATGGTTTGAGCGTTTCCCAGATTTGCGACGCGGTTGGAATGAGTCCGCAAATGGTCGAACGGTACAGCCGTTACGCTGATCGAAAGATGGGCGGGAAAGCTATTCTGATGGACTTCCAGAAACGGAAACAGAACGAAACTGTAAAACAGTTGAAAACTGGAAAACGAAAATGA